CGCCATAGGCCACGCCCACGGCCGTGCCCTGCCAGACGCCGGTGCCAATCGTGCCCACACTGGTCAGGCTGGAGCTGGTGACACCCGAGCCCAGCGCCGAGCCTGACAGCACGGCCGTGCCGTTGATGGAGTAGCTCTTGCCGCTGGCTAGGTTGACGTGCTCGCTGGAAGTCCACGCATCGGTGGCATCCACCCAAAGCCAGGTCTTATCCGTGGCGCCCTTGAGCACCAGGCCGCCACCATCAGCGGTGGAATCATCCGGGCTGGCAACGGCACCCAGCTCAAACGTCTTGTCATCCACCGAGACGATGGTGGAGTTGATCGTGGTGGTGGTGCCGTTGACCGTCAGATTCCCCGAAACCGTCAGGTTTCCCGACAACGTGCCACCGCTCAGCGCCAGATAGACGCTGCTCAGATCGGGGATATCAGCCGACACCAAACTGCGGAAGCTCGGCGCTGCAGCCGAGCCTGTCGCCGGACCCGCTAGCACCAGATTCGCGTTGCGGGTGGTCGCCGAGCTGATGTAGGCGCCAGGGCCGCCAATCGCCAACGCACTGGTCGCCGACCCACCAGCACCGCCGGTGCCGAGGCCGTAATACAGAACCTGACTGTCTTCGTTAAAGGCCAGCTCCGCATTGGCCAGGCTGCTCGGCGCACCCGAACCGCCACCAATCGCTCGCCGCTTGATTCGGATCGTGTTGGCCACGGACTAGCTGCTAGGTCTTTGCGCTGAAGTTGCCCCTACCAATGGCCGCCATCGGTCAAGGTCAAAGTGGTGTGTTGATTCACCTTCCAGCTGCTGCTGGCCGCATCCCACACCAGCACCGCGTCATCCACCAGGCCCGTGTCATCCACATCGGCCAGATCCGCAAGGTCCAAACTCACTGCACCGGTCTGACCGTTGACGCTCTGCACCTGCAGCGTCGGCGGCACCTGAAAGGCAAACTGCCCGCCAGCACGGCTGAGCGGAATCCTGAGCTGCGTCTGCCGCTTGGGGCCAACGTCTTCAATCACCGCGAGGATCTGCGCGGTGGTGCCCGGAAAGCCGGCCTGCACCAACGCCGCCGCACCCTCTAGATCAGCGCCGCCCCAATCCAGCAGAAACACATTCCAGGTCTGCAGGAACGGGCTGCTGGTGTATTGCGCCTGTTGCTCCAGCTCCGGCACGCTGCTGATCACCACCTCCAGGCCGCTGACGCTAGTGCTAGCGCCCATGCCGGCACCGGGATCGCGCACCACTAGCGCTGGTGTGGTGCTGCCATTGGCAAGGGTGTAGGTGCCGAGGTGATCGGTGAGAGCCGTGGCCAGGGCTCCCCGTAGCGCAAGGATGTCCACGCCAGAGCTTTAGGTTGAAGTTGCCCCTAACAGCCGGCCAGCACTGCTCTGCTCATTGAGTAGCAGCACACCGGCCTCAAAGTGGATGGGCTGCAGGCGCGACGGCAGGCGCAGCTGATAGCGCAGCAGCGGACGGTCAATGTCGCTGAGCTCCACGCTGGTGCCGGGGGTTTGCCCTTTGGCCGCAACGAAGCCCCGAACGTGGCCGCCTTCCCAGCTGGGGGCCACCACCACCAGATTCCGATCTGCGCTCACCAGCGCCCGGATTTCCGGCACTTGGGCCGGCACCTCTGCACGCTTGAGCACATCGCGCCAGATGCCGATCAACAGCGGCGGCAGCTGCTCCTCATGGCGCAAGGCCAAACAGATGTGCGCCACCACCGCCGGCAGCTGATCTTCTTCGCTGCGCTCTTCTGTGCGGAAGAACAACCAGTCCTGATGACTGGTGGCTTTGCCCTTTTTGGCATCGCGGTTGATGTTGTACAGCAGGCTGCACAGCTGTGCCCCTTGCAGCTCCTGCAGTTGCAGCTCTTGCCGCTGCAGCTCCAGCAAGCTCCGATGCGCCGCCATTACCACCACCACCTTCTCGCTCGCAAAGGTGCTGCGATGGAACTGGCCGGGGAAGGCCTTGACCAAGGCCCAGAACAGGGCCGGCCAATCTATGCGGCTTGGCTTCCAGTCCCCGGCCGCTGCTTTTTTATCTCCTCCTCAGATGGTGGGGCGGCGGTGTCATCCTGCCCGGCCTGGCGCTCCTCTTCAAAGAAGGCAAAGAGCGCATCCATCAAGGGCTGCGGCAGCTGGCTGGTGTCCGCCATGCTCCACTGCGGCCGCTCCAGCCGGTAGCGAATCAAGGCTGTGACACTGGCCAGCATCCGCTCCCGACCGCGCTGCACATAGATGCGCGTCAGCTCTGCGATCTCGCTGAGGTATTGCAGGCGAATGGCATCCTGCTCCGGGCTCATGCTGCTGCCCACCGCTGAGGCTTCCACCAAGGCGAACGCTTCGAGGATGGTGATCTCCTGCGCAGCGCTGATGCGCTGCGCCAACTTGGCGGCAATCACTACCGCTGCATCGTTCTCGGTGGTCAGATCACTGACCGCGATCACCTCACCGACCTGCAGTGAGCCATGCACGGGCAGCTCCAGGATGCCGGTGGCCTTGGTGCCAATGCGGCGCTTGCTGCGCTTGGCTGGCGCAACAACAAAGGGCAGATCGACGCTCATCAACCCAACCCGTAGCCGATCTTGTCGAGGGCGCTCATGCCCTGCAGGCTGCCGGCCGTCAGGTTGCCGCTGCCGCGCATCCCGCCGCCATGGCCATTGCTGGTGGGAGCAAAGAAGTGGCCGTAGACGGCATTGCTCTTGAGGCCTTCCAGATACGCCGCTGGGCTCATGGTGTCGCCGTTCTCGGTGAGCATCGGTTCACCGTTGGCATTGAGCACCACCACATCACCGCTGTCGGTGACCTTGAAGCGGCTACCGATGGCGCCCATCAAGGCATCGAAGTAGGTGGTGCCATCCTCAGCGCCACCACTGCGGCCGCCAGCGACTTGGAAGGCATTGGCGAGGGCCTGCTTGCGGTACAGCTCCGACTTCTCCGCCAGGGCTTCGGCCAGCTTCTGATCCTTGACCTTGACCTGCGCATAAGCCTCAGCCTTGGCCGCTTCTGCCGCTTCTTTGATGCGCTGATCCATTTCAGCCCGCAGACGCTCTTCCCGCTCTTGCGCTTCTTTGATGTTGCGCAGTTGATCAGGGTCCAGGCCTTGCAGCTGCTGCTCAATCGCCTTGAGGCGCCGCTCAGCTGCCTTGCGGGCTTCCCGTTCTTCCTGTAGCGCCGAAAGACCCGCTTCCCCCAATGGCTCTACCGCAGGTGTTGGCGTTGATTGTTCTTGCTGCAGCGCTTGTTGTGTCTCGTCGGCCATAAATCAGGCACTACACAACAGGCTAGCAGTCGCTAATCAACAATTCTGAACAAACGTTCTGCTCGATCTGGCAGCACCACAGTGTCGATTTCAGCTGGATAGCCAAACCGTCTGATGTAGGTTTCGTCTGTCGTTGTGACGCCGGTTACTGGTGCGGTCAACGTCACCGAGGCTGGTGGTGCCACGGCAGTGCTGCCGGCAATCACCGACGCCTGATCATCTGTTGCCAGGCCAGACAGATCCACAACATCCTCTAGCGGCTCCATTGCCTCAGGGCTGTAGCCATCAAAGCTGGTGCCCGACTGAGCACCCAGATACCGATAGCCATTGCACGTGAAGCCACCAGGCAGTGCAGTCAGTGTTGACAGCTCGCGCACACCCGACGCATCCGCATAGAGACCAGGCGAGAACATCCGCTGTCCTGTCTGCGTGTTGTAGCCCAAGTGGCGGCTATAGAGATTCCAAGGATTGCTAGCAAAATCCAAATGACTACGAAAGTCATCCGGCGAATAAAACTTATCTAGGGAGCTTCCGCCGTTGAAGACGTTGGAGTTGCTCTGAGATGTGACGCCAACAGCAACCGGGTAAGCAGTGGGCGAATTAAGAAACGTCCAAGCTGAACTGCCACAGGACTTGAACGGATGGCTGCTTGGCAGACTGTTCGCAAAAGCCGCCGCAAGCCCTGTGTACTCAGTGGTTGCAGTCCATTTGAAATAACCTGAGGATCCAGGTGGAGCGCCGGTGAACTCTGAGACCACTTGCCTGTATTGCAGCAGTGGTGCCGCTTGAGAAGCCACAGCGCCTGTATTCAAGTTGACGGCTGCCGTGAAAACTTCATAGCCAGCTCGGCCGCAGTAGGTGCCGCTTGAAATGGTTGATCCAGTGGACAGGCTCACTTGAACCTTGCTCATGGATGCAGATCCTCTGATCATGGAGATATAAACAACATCGTCAATCACTTGCGTTGCTAGTGGAGCGGTGGCCACCACCAAAGCGTTGATCCACGTCGCAGCAGGACTTAGCGAGGGGTAGGCCGCCAAGAGCAAGGCACCTACGCCAGCGTCGTTGTGTTCAACAACGCTCAGCGGCACGGCATCAAACACACGGACACTGGCCACCTGTCCAGCCGAACCTGAATAGACCACACAGCGATGGTTTTCGCTGGTAATCAAGGGCGTGCTGGTGTTTTGCCAGGCCAGCGTATTGAAGTTGGAAAAGCCGTAATTGAAAACCCAGACCGGATCAACCTGAATGGTTGAGCGCCGTGCAGCCGGGCGGAACCGTGCAACCGGCCTAACCACGCTGGGCCTTGATCACCGTGATCTTGGCCTGCATCCGCAGGTTCATCGCAATGCGGTTGGCATCCACTACCTCCTGCAGGCGCTGGCGCAGCTCGGAGCTGCCAGCATTGCCGCTCACCTGCACATTGACCTGCGCTTCAGCCATCAGTCATTGACCGCGAGCTTGACGCTGTAGCCCACGGTCTGGCCGTTGCTGATCGTGACCGCTGCGGTTTCGCTGAGGATGCCGTAGACGCTGCCGGCGCACTTGCGGATGCGCAACGTGCCGCTGCCGGTGCTGGTGATGTTCACCTTGTTGCCACTGGCCACCGGTGTGGCGGTGTGCAGCGTGATCGTCGAGCTGGTGACGCTATCCACGTAGTAGAGCGTGCCGGCCGTCAGACCACCGGGCAGCGTGCCGCCGCTGTCCACCGTCACCGTCACGGCATTGCCATCGCTGAGGCCATGGCTGGCCACGGTGATCACATCCGTGGCTGGATCCACCGCACTGCTGGCGGTCAAGCCTGCACCGGCCTGGCCATCCGCTGCGGCATCCACCAGCAGCACCACATGGGTGTAGGTCAGGTTGCCGCCATTGGCGCTGAACTCCACGCTCACCGAGTCCTGCTCATAGCGGGTGTTGGTGGCGCTGTAGGTGCCGCCGGTCAGGGCAGCGCTTTGAAAGCGGGCATAGCCGTTGGTGCCTTCGGTCAGCTCGTACTGCAGCCAACTGGCGATCCCGGCATCGGTCGCCGGTGCGCTGGCGGCATTGACCAACGCAGCGGTCAGCACCTTGCCGCTGTAGGCCTCAGACATCACACGGGCCAGCTCGGCCTGCGTCAGTGCGGTGGTAACGGCCATGGATCAACCCTTATGCCTGAACTTGCCCTAGATCCACTGCGAATAGAGATCTAAGCGATAGGTCTTAGTGGCACCAGCGGTCAGCGTGAAGGGTGTGGATTCGTGAATCACACCGATCAGAGGGAAGGCATGAACTGGCGCACCAGCCCCTGGATCTACGGCTGGAATGATGGCAACCAGTACATCGGTGTAGGTCACCGTTGAGGCAAACGAAAGTGTGATTTCCTGTTGCGGCAGTTCAGCCCGCTGGGTCAATGTGCCGTCATAGGCCACTGTGCCAGATGCGGTGAACGTATCAAACTGACCAGCCAAGACATAAGGATCCCATGCGCTGTAATCCGCATTGAGCGCAGGAGGCGACGCTGCACCGCTTGTATTCGCCAAGAAGCTCGCAAAGGTGGCACCTTCAAACAACCACCACAGGGCACCCAGAGCGGCCTCACGATTGGGCGTAAAGCTCGCAGGCATAACGGCGCTCGGTCTTAGCTGAGGTTGCCGCCAAGACCCAAGCCAGCACTAAAGGCTTGGATCAGCAGTTGCCGCTCACTGCTCTCCAGCTGCAGCACCACCTGCTCGCTGATTGCTTGCACCGCCTCCAGTTGCAGCACGCTCTGCAGGGTTCCCTCACCCAGGCTGCGGTTGATGCCCAGCGGCACCAGCAGCGTCTCCAGCTGCAAACGCACCTGCAGGGCAGCGGTGCTGATCGGCTTGAACGGCAGCGCCAACGCCACAGGCGTCAGCTCGGTTTCAAACACTTCGGTTTCATCATCCGGCAGGCTGTCAATCAGCGTTGTGACCGCAGCGCTGTCGCTGACATCCACTGGCTCCACCAGCGTCACGCTGTTCACCGGATCCTGCGGGCCGTTGTCCACATCCGCTGGCGGAGTCGGCAAGGCACTGGTGCCAGGCGCCACAGGGGTCCAGCGCGGGCCGCTGATGTCACCACCCGCTAGACCCCAATACAAGGCATCCGTGGAAACCAGACAGCTGTTGGCGTCAAAGCTCCACGCGGTGCCATTGGTGCGATAGGTGGCGCTAATGCCGCCGTTGCGCAAATGAAAGGCGCCAAGAGGCTTGGATGGCAATAGGCCCAAAGCTGTGGTGACCTGTAGGCCTAGACGATGGCCAAGAAGTAGACGGTTTTGCTCTTCAGCGTAATTCGCTGCTGCTGTCTCTGGATCGCCTTTGGTGATTGTCCCGTCGTCGTTGACAACATCATCAGGCAAAAAAGGAACCGTAAGTGATGTGGCGCGATTAGGGCGGCCAGCATCATCGCCAATCTGTATACGACTAGATCCCTGGATCACGGTAGTGGCCGTGGCGTAGGGCGCTAAATAGCTTGGGATTGCGCCATTATCTTGTGACGGCAGATCTTTGGTAGTAATCTTGTGGTCTTCTAAAACAAGCTTAAAGAATTGCCGTATATAAGGCATAAAATCAGCAGCCGTCGTCGCCCTGAGGGCTGCAGCAGATATGGCTTGCTGACCCATCTGCGTCAAGCCATAGGCCACATAGGTGCGCTCAATGCGCTTTTCTTTGGTGTCGCTATAAAAAATATCTGTAACAAGCGACTGCTTAACCCCTTCGCCTGACGGAAGCCCTCCCATCTTTGTGTAGTCTTTGACGCCAATGCGTCCTAAAGCTTCTACATAGGACATCGTTTCAATGCTTTGCTCTCGCTTGACCCGATAGGTGGGTAGCTTGGGCAATAGCACAATCGTGCCAGCAGATGTCAAAATTGGCGAATCCGAGGCTGGATGACTTTCTGCGATAGCTTGCTGAGCAGCATTGATTTCTTGCTGCAACTGCTCTTCTTCTTGCTCCGTCAGTGGCGGCGGCTGGATTTCATCATAAGAATAGCGATCTATTTTGCGGCTTTTTATTTCCGCCGAGTGGCTTGGTCCGGGCAGACCTGCGTTGAGGTAGTCCTGTATGACTTGACTGTTGACCTTGACAAGCGATGTCCTTGTCTCCGTGATTCGCTCTATAACTCTGTTGTCGGGTTCAGCTGTTTGCTCTGAAGTGATAACTGTTTCAACAACAGGAAAAGTCCGTTCTGCGCCACTGCGCAAAGTCACCTGCACAGATGTTTCCGTAGTCGCGCCCGAGTTATCCCATGATGCCGCAAACTCTTCATAAGCACCATCGACAACAGTGCCGCCAGCCAACCATGTGACGGATGACTCATCTTTCTTTTGTTCGACAACTTGCGATTCACCTTCGGCGACCGGATTCTCGCTAAAATCAAGACCGCCTTGATTGCCTTGCAAGTCAACTACGTTGGTAAACAGCAACACAGGTCCACCAGGAGGAAGCTCTTTGTAAGAAATTGTGCGCAGCTGACCTTTGGCATCTAAATAGCCAAAATGAGTAACGCTAGCCAGAATATCTGACATTGTTTCCACGTAGTCAGCAGCTTCAATCTCCTCAAGCTGTTTAACAAGCGACCACGAGCCAAGCTCGTAAATTGGCACGCCGATTCTTGCGGCGATCACTGCAAAGGCTTCACTTAGCTCAATTGATTTTGCAGTTTTAGGCAGCCTTCCTTGCAGGGCATCAACAAGGGTTCCATTGATGACGCCACCTCCTTTGTGTTTTTCATACGCCAGCTTGTCGGCAATACTCACCTGCGTCTGATTGCGCAGCGGATCCGCGTAGGCCTTGGTGACATAAAAGGGGCCACGCGGGAACCTGGCAGCCTTGGCTTGATTGGGTGTGATGTAGGCCAGCTTGACCACATCGCCGTGCGCAGGTGTCACCAGTCCGGCAATCACCAGCTCGCCGGTGGTCATCACTAGGCCCTGGCCTTGCACATGGTCATCCTTGACGCTGCCGGAAATGACCGGCCCCAAGTTGCAGAGGATCTGAGCGCGAACGTCGAGCACCATCAGACCTGCTCCACCGTCAGGTTCACGGTCCAGAGGTTGGTCTTGAGGCCGCCGACAATGCGAGCCTCCACGCTGGCTGTGGGCGGGCTGGTGGGCCACCAGTCACCGGTTGATGGCGTGCTCTGCACGGTGGTGGACACCCAGTTGCGCAGCGTGTTGTAGGCCGCTTCATTGGCGACGGTGCCAGTGATCTGCCGCACAGCTGAAGCCCTGAGCGGGCCATTGATGTAGGCAAACCCACCGGCGGTGCGCTCCAGGCTCGGCAGGTCGTCAAGCGTTTCCATCGGCTCGGTGAGCGTGATCGTCACCCCGCCCAAGGTCACGGTGCCCAGGCTGGGCAGCAGGGCGTCATCGGCAGCGCTGCTCTTCTCCAGTGACTTCTTCGCCACCGTGAGCGCCTGATTGGCATCCACCAACGTCGCGGTCAGCTGCACATAGGCACCGACCTGTTCAATGCTGGGCGCCTCGGTGAACCAACAGGCCACGCCAGAGGCACTGAGGCCATTGGCGCTGAAGCTGAGCGCCACGGTGCTGCCGACGCTGTTGCTGGCGATGGAATCGGCATCGCCTCGCCTTGCTGCCAGCCACGTCTCAAAGATGGAGATGAACTGCCCTAGCTCCGTGCTGTTCAGCAGGCCGCTGACGGTCCAGCTGCGGGCGGCTAAGCCAAGGCTCACATCCTCAGAGGTGTAACCCAGCGGCTGCGCGGTCAGCTTGCTGATGGTCAGGCCGTTGATCGTGACGCTCATCAGCCGCCTGTTCCGCTAACCACCGCACCACTTGAGTTGCCCCTTGCGGCGCTGTTGTTCACGGTGACATTGACCACCGGTGCCTTGGCGGTGTTGGTAGCGATGGTGGAGAGGAAGCTGTTCATCTGAGAGAACTGCTGGCTGCCGTCGATCACCGTGTTGATTTGCGCCTGGAAGGATGTGGACAGCTCACCACGGGCCTGCGCTGCTTCCTGCAGCAGGTTCTTGAAGTTGCGGGCTGATACCGCTGCAGCATCGACATAGGACGCTTGCTGGCTCAGTTCGGCATTGACATCAGCCTGCAGCTGGGCCTGCTGCTCCTTGGATGCAAACTCGGCTTGAGAGTTCAGGGCTAGGAGGCGTTGCTGAGCGAGCTGATCACGGGCAGCGGCCTGCTGATCCGCAAGCAGCTGCTGGCGCAAGCCGAGCAGGCCTTGCTCTTGGCTATTGGTTTCTTTGATCAGATCAAGGTTCTGCTGGGCCAGCTCCACCTGCCGCTGCGTTTCCGCAGTGCCCTTTTCGCTGTTCTGCTGTTGCGCTTGCAGCAGCGCGATCTTCGCCTCGATCTCAGCCCGCTTACCGGCAGCCGCGACCTTTTGCTGCTCAAAAGCCAAGCTGGCCTGCTGAGCCTGCTGCTCAGTGCCAAGCGCGATGGCCTTGAGGTCAAACTCGGCAACGGTCTGATTGAACTTGCGCTGGCCAAACTCCAGCTCTAAGGCCCGGCGCTGCGCGTCATTGGTTGCCAGCTTCTGCGCCTGCGATAGCTCCTGATCCAGCAGGCTCTTGATCGTGTCACTGCGGCCAATGGCGGCATCAGCGCGGACCTTATTGATCTGGCCGATCAGTTGGTATTCCTGGCTGTAGAAGCCCAGCCGCGCCTCTTGCGCCTTGAGGTTGGACTGCTCCGCACTGAGGCTGGCCAGCTGCTGATTGGTGATCTTCTGCCGCGCGAGCTTCTGGCTTTCAATCAGCTTGGTGGCGTTGTCCTGCTGCTTATTGGTCTTTGCAACTTCCTTGCCAAGCTTGGCCTGTTCTTTGCTGCCGTCACCCATGGCAGCAGCCACTGCTGCAGCCGTTGCAGCACCGACACCCAAAGCAATGGCCACCTTGGCTGCATTGGCCGGGTTGAGCACTGTTTGCGCCACAGCTGAAGCTACGGCCAAGGCTTTCTGCGCCAGCGCTGCACCTTGAGTGGCAATCGCCAGCGTCGTCACCGCTGCAGCCACGCCCAAGATCAGAGGCTTCAAGCCCACTGCAGCCGCCGCTGTATTCAGGAAACCACCCACCAAGGGGCCAAAGGCCACATCCGTGGTGACCACCAGATCGGAGAGTGCATTGCCTATGCGGACAATGCCTTGGCTGATGGTCGTGGAGTTTTCTTGGCTAGCTTTGGCTGCAGCACCAACGCTATTGCGCTGATTGTCTAAGTTCTTGGTGTATTTGACTAGGCCATCATTCAGTAGCGGCTGAATTGCCGCGACAGCTTCAATGCTGCCAAACAATTTACTGGTGGACTCGGCACTACCTTGCGTTCTGGTGGCGACATCCTTGAGAACCTCGCCCAGGCCTTTGGCTTGTAGCGCTTGAAGGTTGAAATCAAGGCCTAGTCTTTCCGCTTCTTCTTGAGCCTTGGCCGTGGGCTCAACGATGGCGGCAATCGCCTGACGAAGGCCAGCGAATGTTGACTCAACCGGTACACCTTGCGCAGTGGCAGAAGCCACCGCAGCATTCAGCTCTTCAATGCTGACACCAGCGGCTGCTGCGATTGGTGCAACGCGACCAATTTGATCGGCATACTGTGAAACAACAATCTTGCCGTCGTTCTGCGTCTGGATGAATTGATCAACAATCGCCCCAGCGCTATCGGCCGACAAGCCATAGGCATTGAGCACCGAAGTTGTGGCATCCGCGACGGTGTTCAGCTCTGCAAACCCGCCCACCGCACCAAGGGCTGAGGCCTTGAGCACCTTGGCTGCATCGGAAGCCGTAGCAAAGCCCGATGAGGCCACGTCATAGGCAGCCTGCGTCAGCTTCACCTGGCTGACGTTATTGCCGATTTCAGAGGCAACTGCAGACAGCTCCTTCGCTAGGTCTGCCGAGTTAATCCCCAGCGTTCTGACTGCTGCATTGGCAGCATCGAGCTGCTTGAGCTGATCAAACGCACCTGCAGCTACACCAGCGGCTCCAACGGCCAAGCCGATTTGGCCGGCAATGTCACCAAAGCCACCGAGGGCACCACCACCACTGAGATCACCCTCAACCTTCTTACGCTCTCCCGTCGCGGTGCGGATGGCAGCCGCCAGCTCCTTGTATTTGGCGGAGCCAATCTCCACCAGCCGAATCTCTTCCTTGAGGCTGGTGATCCGAATGTCCAAGGCCGCCAGCGATCCCCTGCTGGCCTTGCTGCCTAAGGCGCTTTCAATGCCCTGCCCGGCCCGCTGCGCCAGCGTCCGCACCTGCTCAATGCCAGCACGGAAGGCCGTGGTGTCCAGCAGGACATCAAACGTCGCCCGCCCCAGCGATTCCGCCACGCTTCCTGCCTCTGTGCTGTGAAGTTGCCCCTTAGCGCAGCAGTTTCTGCAGCGTGTTCAACGGCGGCAGCTTGAACAGCGCTGGCGTGATCCAGTCCCGTGGTGGCATCTGATTGCCCGCACTGGTGCGGTAGCCCTTCAGCACATAGAGCGAATAGTCCACGTTCCAGCTGAAGCGATAGGCGAACTTTCCGGTCTGCGTGCGCTGGATGCTCTGGCGCAAGGCACCGCTGTCAATGATGTCCCTCGGGCTGCCGACGCTCTCGCGGCCTTTGCCCTTGCGGTTGTAGCTGCCGCGTGTGGTGCGGTATTCCGTGGGCCAGCTGAACTGCTTGGTGCCGATCTCCTTGGTGAACTGCGCCTCAAGCCGCTGGCTGTAGCGCTCCCAGGCCCGCTCTAGGCGATCTTCAATCAGCGTGGCGTCGATCTCGATGCGCACGGCTCACTCCTGCCGCACGGCATCCAGCACCACCACATGGCCGACGTTGGCCTCCAGCAGCGCACCGATGCCGCCACGGCCGTAGGCGCTGCGTAACGCCACCAGCGTCACCTCATAGGTGCTGCCGTCGTCAATCTCTAGGCTGCCGGTCATGCCTTCCAGCACCGCATCATCCAGCAGCTGCGGGTCGGTGACATAACCCTCAAAGCGTGAGGTGCGCACATCCACGCCAGCGAAGTTCTGGCCGATGGTGGCGCCGATCTCTTTGACAAAGACGCGGTAAGTGGTGGCCGTTGTGTTGGCCACCACGTTGCCGGTGTAGGGGTCGGTGGTGGTGCCCGCTGCAGGGAGCTGCACAGTCAGCTCCCCGTTGCTGTAGGCATCCAGCGGGCTAGCCATCAGCTACCTCAGGGGGTGGGTGCAGTGGCTTCGGTGTAGGTGTAGGAGCCGTAACCCTGCAGGGTGAAGCTCACAGTGGCGATACCACCGGCCTCAATCGACTCCGAGAAGTCGGTGATGATGCCAATACCGCTGTGCTTCTCCACAGTGGCCACGGAAGCGCCAGGGTCAGGCGATTCCCGATACCACTTCACGTATTGCCCGGTCGGAGCATCCAGAGCAGCGTCCTTCAGGAGCTTGTAGCCGGCATCAACGGTGTCCAGGTTCATGGTCATGGGGATGCTGTAGCTCTGCGAAGTCGCCACAGCCTTCTGGAATCCTCCGGTGGTGCCGTAATCGGTCACCGTCTGGGTTTCAGTGGTGCCTTCAATGCCGGCGTTGGTGAGATTGAGGATCTCAGTCAGGCCGGTGCTACTGGTGGGATGGGTGTCATCGGCGGAGGCGGCATCCGCCATCCACAGGCGGTATCCGACCGAACTCATAAAAGCCAAGAGGGTTGTCTCCAGTGGCGATCTAGCTCAAGTTGCCGCTGGTTTTTTGCCCCATCTTCTCGGCCGGCGGTTGTTGGCCTGCTGCCACTTATCAGCCCACCGGCAGTTGTCTGGACTGTAACCAGAATCGTTGTCCACTCTATCCAAGCTGTGGCCGGCAGAGGGATCACCCATGTCGGCATAGAACGCTTCAAAGCTGTCAAGCCAGCGCTGGCAGACCTTGATGCCTCTGGCTCCGTATTCCACAAAATCAGGGTTTTTAGGGTTGCAGCACCTTTGCTTCATTGCTGTCCACACCCGGTAGGCCTTCGTGTTGCGTCTTCCCAATGTTTTGTTGAGCTTGTTGGCTTGCGGCCGCCAGCAGCCACAGCTGCGGGTTGTGCCATGCACAACGTTGGTGGGCTTGTAAGTCTTGACGGTGCCGCAGTCGCAGCGGCAGATCAGCTGGCGTCGCCCACGGATCCGCTCCTCTGTGTAGCCGATGACGGTGAGCTGGTGGAACCGTTGGCCGGTTCGGTCTATCTTGCGTGGCATCAGCCTGAGTGGCAGGTTGGTCACGGATCAGGCAGTTGGCTCTGCGCTGATCCACACCATTTTCCTAGGAGCGCAGCAGCTCGGCTTGCCCGCCGGCCTTGGCGTAGAGGTTGGAGAAGCGGCCGTCGTAGCCGATGGCCAGCGACAGCTGCTCACGCCAGTAGGCCTGCTGGGTGCGGATGCCGGCGAGCTTGGCCTCAGGGTTGCCGGGCTGCCATTCGAGAACATCGGCGCGGATCAGGCCGAGGTCTTCGGAGGCCTTGGCTTCAAAGCTGGTTTCGAGGGTGTTCAGCTTGCCGATGGCGCTCTGGCTGGTGGTGATGGACGCGGCCGAAGCCTCAGCCATCAGCACGTCGAGGTGATCGAGGGCGATGTTGGTGGCCGGGATGGCGAGGTGGCGGCGGATTGCTTCGCGGTCAGTGGAAACCCAGGCCATGGCTAGCGCTTTTGCTTAGGTTGCCCCTGGCTCTGGCCCCCAAAGTTCTCGGCGAATCTTGGTAAAGGCTTCCACGTTCTCGCTCAGCTCAGCCAGCTTGAGGAACTTGCTCCGCTCAACTGCGGGAATGCCTTGGATCAGAAGGGCCAAAGCTCTTGAGTTGTCAGGTCGTGTGATGTCCATGGCTAATCCCCAGGGTCAACGGGTGACCAATCAATGCCTTCTCGCGTGCTGGGAACAGGGCTTGGTCCTTTGACTGTGACCAAAGCGCCACGGTTCAACACCACCCAATAGTCCTCACGGCCCATGCGGCCGACTGCAGGCACCTGATAGGCGTCGTAACCCAAGGCCGCTGCGGCCTCTCCCAAATCTGCAAACTCCCGACCGAAGCGATTCTGCGCCTCTTTTACTGTCTTCAGCATCCATTTCTCCCACTCCTTGTGGCCTTCCATTCGCGCTGCATCCTGCGCTTTGGCCAGAGCCGGCTTGGATCCATCCGGGTCAGACGTTGGAACCTTGATAGATGAGCGCCAGATCTTGGCGTCTTCTCTCAAGCCAGATGCAGTGACATTGCTAAAGCGATCACGCGCATACTCAGCTGCGGTGTTGTGAGCATCAGATTTGGCCCATTGACCAGGCACACCAGCAGCAGCCAAGTAGCTGCCGTTGCCATAAACGCCTTTGCCTGGGTAGTGGGTGCCGCCTTGCTCCCCTAACCCCTGCCACTGGAGCACAGAACTTTCTTCCGGGATACCACGGAAGAACACCAAAGTGTCGCCATCGGTGCCTTTGACAAGGCCTGGGCGAGTTAGTAGCTCATCAATGGTGTCCACCAGTTCTGGCTTTTGGTTAAAGCCTTGTGAGGAATAGATCTTTCCGAGATCAAAACGGCCGTCATCAATGAAGGCCGCGTCAATAGCAGCCTTAGAAGCTGGTCCTACATCAAGCCTAGGTCCAGCTGGTTTGGGTGGCTGTTGTGTTTTGGCACCTAGCCGTGGCGGGGTCCAGAGCGCCTCCGGTGCCTGCTCCATGCCGAGCGCCTTCTCAAACGGCGTTGGCCCACTGATCGGTTGTTTGCCGGCGGCCCCCAGATCAGCCAGCACCTCCGCCCGTGCCTTGGCCTCCTCCTGCGGATCAATTAGCCCCAGCTTTTCCCATTCGGGATCCCAAGGGGTGACGGTGCAGCGGCAGTTATGGGTAACGAAGTTGTCTACAATGTATGAACTCGAATTCGTTGTGAAGTCATAAACAGGGATTGCCTCATGAAGCGTTTTGATCTGGACCACGAGAACCTCGTCAAGCTCTACAACTCCGGAGCCAGCGTCAAGGCACTCTCTGAGCAGCTCGGCTGCAGCAGGAACGTCATCACTAAGAGGCTCAAGCAGCTCGGGATAGCCGTTCGAGGCAGAGGAGAGGCTCAGCAGCTCCGCATGGACCAACTCACGCCTGAAGGACGCAAACAGCTCACGCGCAAAGCCAATCAAGCCGCAAGAGGCCGCATTGATAGAGAGGAGAGCCGCATCAAACGAGCTGAGACACGGTTCCATCGACAGCTCGGCATCTCCGCTTATGAGGTTGAGCTTCAGGGGGTCTTGATTAGCAAAGGCCTTACAACAAGCCTGCAGCTGCCGATTGGCAAATACAACATCGACTTGGCCGTCGATTGCTGCCCCATCGCCGTGGAATTGCACGGAGGCGGATGGCACCGTTATGGGCGGCACTGGGCTCGACGCCAAAAGCGCATTGAAGACATCCTCAGCGCGGGCTGGAGTTTGCTTGAGGTGTGGCAGGTCAATGCCAGATCCTGGAATCCCGCTGAGGTGGCGAATCAAATAGTCGCCTTGGCGGAGATCCATCGCCTTGACCCATCCGCGCTGGGTGGCCATTGGATGATTGGCGGTGACGGTCACTTCGCCATGACCCGTAGCAATGGCTATGAGGTCCCCGCGATACCAAGCGCGAGTCGCCGCGATGACCGTACCGGTCGTTACAAGCGAGTCACCTAGGACGCAATTCGGGTGTGCTGGCGCCACCACATCCCCGAGGCGATACACCTTGCCGTGGCGTGGGGCGCAATAGCCGCAGGTGCGGCTGCTGCCCACCGCCTGCCATTGCACCTGTTCGATGCCTTCAGCCTCGTAGCGCAGCTTGCTGCCTTCCACCATCGCTGCTGCCATCTCGGTGCGAGCGACGGTTTGCGCGCGGCTCTTGCTCAGCTCCACGCTGTTCTGCAACGTCTTGCGCAGCTGCCGCCAGCTGTCGCCAGAGGCCAGGTGAAACTCCACGCCGCCGATGATGCGGCCGCGTAGATCCACATCCACCAAGCGGTTCAAGGTGGCGAAGGCTTGCGTGCCCTTGCCACCTGCGGCGTAGCTGGCCAAGGCGTTCTGCCGTTGGGCTGCTGCGATCAAGGCCGTGGGGTTCTGCTGCACCATCCCCGGCGAGAGGATGGTCGTCGGGTCCGTGACGGCATCGGCGAAGACGGCAGCGGCCTGATCCGGTGTCAGCTTGCTGGCTTCTTGCTTGACCTTGTTCAGCTCCGCCAGCGCCCAGAAGTCAGCGGCCTTTTGTCCATCCAGCAGGGCCTGATTGACCGTCTGCCGCAGTTGCGGCGGCAGCGTCATGGTCTGCAGCTCCTGCTCCAGCTGCTGCCTGAGAATCAGCAACCGCTGCAGGGGGAAATCACCCGCGCCCTCTAAGGCCCGCTTGTAGGCGACTTCGATGCGCGGCTCCAGGGCGCGATAGGCGCCGGTGAGGCCGTCGATGATATCCCGCTCAAACGGGCCGAGTAGGGCATCGCTGAGCTTCTCCCAGCTGTCGGCGGCCTGCATCAGCTACCGGGCTGCAGGGCCTGCGGGGGCAGCATGACGTTCTGCTCTAGGAGTAGGCGATCCCGCTCCAGCTGCGCCTGCAGTTGCTGTTGATCGCTGCCATCCAGGCCAAGCACCTCGGCTTCCACATCAAAGTCAATGGGCAGGACTCCGCCGCGTTGGAGCAGTTCGAGGGTGGTCTCTTTGCTGATGTAGCCGCCATCGGCGAGGCTCTGGATCTGCGCCACCTGCTGCGGCTCCAGGCGCGACTCCAACGCTTGTGCAGCAATCTGCAGCACACCAGTGGGCTCCTCGCCGGTGTAGGCCACCCACAGCATTTGCAGCTGCTCAAACAGGCTGGCCTTTTGCATCCCGGCCAAGGCCAGACCGCTTTGCACCTGACCGGCCTGCAACCTGGCCTGAGTCGCGGTGACGGCCTCCTGGCCGCTCATGAACGCCAGCGTCTCGTTGTTGATCAGCTGCTCAATGTGAAGCAGGTGTTCCTGCTGCTGCTGCAGGCTGCTGCCGGACGGTTCCGCGAAGCGGAAGTCACCATCGACGGGCACATCCACCACGCTGTTCGGGCCGATCACCAGGGGCGGTGGGGTCTGGCCATCCATCAACAGCGCACCACGGCGCACCGGCACCGGCAGGGCGCAGCGGTGCAGCAGCTCGTTGAGATCGGAACGGCTGCGGTAGTGCTGCAGGGTGAGCAGCGCCAGCTCACGGAAGGGCGGCAGGCCATGACCCCAGCGCTGCGGCTGCGGGCTGTACCAAACCAGCGGCACCTCGCTGAGGCTGGTGAAGCCTTCCTCCACCAGCTGCAGCTTGGTGGTGGCGCCGAGCTGTTTGTTCAGTGCATAGACCTGATAGGCACCAGGAGTGAGCACGCGGAAGAAGGGCTCGACGGTGAAGCCAAAGCTGCCGGCTTCCACTTCACGCCATTCGAGCAGCGTGGCCTGCACCAACTGCTCTTGGCCGGCGATGTATTCAGTCTTCCAGTTGAGGATGTTGCGGCGCTCCAGCAGCACCAGATAGGGCTGACGGCCAAAGGCCAAGCGGTCGGCCTCAGATTCCACCGCCACCTGCTGCGGCATTTCAACCATGACGGCGCAGCCGCCATCGCGCATGGCGAGGCTGTCGGCCATGGCCATGAAGGCCGTCAGGTTGTTGCCCAGCTGGTCAATGTCATCGAGCTGCTGCTCTAGGGAGGCGGGCAGGTCGCTGAGGGTGAACTGCGACAGGATGCCGCTCATCGCCTCAATGGCCTTGCGGAAGCTGGGCACATAGGTAGCCCTAGCCAAGCGGTTGCGGTAGGCGCGGTCTGGCTCCTTTGTCTCCTGCGGCAGGTAGGTGGCCTGGCTGCCACGCAGACCCAGCCAGCAGTCTCCTAAGAGCTGCAGATCGGGCTCAATGTCCCGCAGGACCGGATGCTTCCAGGTCGGCAGGTTGGGCGCATCGAAGAGATCGCCGTCAATGGCAGGCCTGCCGTCCATCCATGTGGTTTTCTTCCGTGCCTGAAATTGCCGGTGATTAAGACAGCGCTAGGCGCACTTGATAGCGAGAGATCTGGAGGTGAGAGGCGATGCGTTGCTGCGACCAGCCTTGGCGGCGCAGGCGGTGAATGCGTTGGCTGCGGGATTCAGTGGCCCAGAGGATCACGCCGAGGGCGATCACGATGGGGAACACCAGCGCCCACAGCAGGGCGGTGATGGTCATGGTGGAAAGGCTTGGGGTTCGCGGTGGTGAGCTGCTGCTCAGCGCTGCCGCATTCCATTCCTAGCATCTGTGGCTCGTTAGCGCAAGTCCCTGCGCTAGAGCCAGCCAGCGTCCATCTGATCGTCGGCGGAGTGCAGCTCAAAGCCGCCGAGTTCGTGCCCCATGCCAGCGGTGGCCCGCAGGTCCAGCTTGAGTTCTTCGGCGCTGATGCCGAGCTTCACGCACACCTGCGCCATGGTCTCGCCGCGCTCCAGCAGGCGCCGCGCGTGCATCCCGCGCTGCCGCACCGCACCGGGTGCCTTGAGCCAGAAGTTGTGGTCGCGGATGTAGTGGCGCCACTCGCCGAGGATGAAGGGCAGGGCGATGGTGGAGAACTTGAAGCCGGTGGCGGCGTCGTATTTGCGCACGGCCTTGAGCAGGCCGATCAGGCCAAGGCTGTAGAGATCCTCGATCTCAATGCACTTGTACTTGTGGTGCTGCTGCTTGATGATCAGCTTGAGCAGGGGGATGTGCTGCTGCACCATGCGCTCCTCCTTGCGGCGCTGCCTAGGGCAGGTTTCGCGGTAGAGGAGGGTTTTGGGGCGGGTGCTTTTGGGCTTGCGCGGCGGCAGCTTGCCCGTGGGTAGTGGTGCGGGCTGCCAGGGGCCATCGGAGAGGAGCGGAAGGCTCAGCTGGCCATCGCAAGGTCTGTGGCGCTGGGGTTTGGTCATCACCATGCGGCGGCCTGCCCGTAGGAGACAGCGGCAGCCGTGCTGATCGCTGGGCGTGAACGGAGCCAGGAGAGGCCTTGGCTCAGCGCATCCACTTGGTCGTCGTGGGCGGCATTGGGGAAAGCAGCGGCCTCTTCAATCAGCGCCGAGGCCCAGCTGCTGCGCTCCGGCAGGAAGACATTGCCGGCCTCGATCATCGGGGAGATCGCTGAGGCGCGAGAAAACTTCCCGCCTTGGGGGTTGACCGCGATCAACCCGGCCACCTTGCTCTTGAGCATGGCGATGACGGCGGGTCCGTTCGCCTTGTCTTCCACCACGGTGGCCACCGGTTTGTAGCGGTTGAAGGTGTTGACGATGGCGGGGATCGTCTCGGTGATGTCGAGGCGGTCGCGGATGCAATCGAGCAGGTAAAAGCTGGCGCCTTTCTGACCGATTACTAGGCCCACCACGTAGGCAGTGTTCGGGCCGTCTTTGAAGGTGAGATCCCAGGAGGTGATGATGCGATCCAGCTGGGGCAGCTCGCGGTAGGTCTGCCACCAAGAGCGCTTGAACAGGCCACCGGCTGGGGGCGAGGGCCGCTGCTGGAAGAGGGCATTGAAGCCGTATTCACCCAGCACGCGGCGGCGATCTTGCAGGGCGGTGAGGTCGTAGCGCTCGGGGCAGAGCGCAGCGCCAGGGGTGCGGCCGAGGGGGTCGTTGTCTTCGGCGATGGCGGGCAGGTTGACGACGGTCCAGCTCTCCGCGTCATCAGAGTTCAGGATGCGGCCGGCCAGGTCGTCTTCATGCCAGCGCGTCATGGTGAGCACGACGGCACCACCGGGTTCAAGGCGGGTGTAGAGGTCGTCTCGATACCAGTTCCAAACGCGTTCGCGGTAGGCCTCCGATTCGGCTTCCTCTCTGCTCTTAGTTGGGTCGTCGATGAGGGTCAGCGAACTTCCCAAACCTGTGATCCCTGCACCTACACCAACGGCGCGAAGACCACCACCAGCGGGTGTTTCCCATTGCTCGACGGCCTTGCGGTCACTGCTGATCTCAAACCGCTCTGCTGCGATGCGTCTGGATTGCCGGCTGAAGGTGTTGGCCAGGGTCTGCGAATAGGCGGCAATCACCACGCGCTGCGTGGGGTCTTGCTCCAAGCGATACACCGGGTAGCGGATGGTGCCTTGGTGGCTTTTGCCATGGCGCGGCGGCACGGTGACGATCAGGCGCTTGAGATCACCAGCTGTGATGGCGTCGAGGTAGGTGCGGATGTAGGCGAGGTGTGGCCAGTCCCAGTTGTCGTTAGGGGAGACTTGCTTGAGCCAGTCGTAGAAGGAGAGGCGCTCTACGGGCTGGGTGGAGCGGTCATTAAGAAAGGCCGTGATGGGCTCGGGCTTGCAGAGACCAGCCAGGAGCGATGCCATCAGGACATCTCGAAGCGGAGCAGCTTGGCTTGGTCTTCCAAGGCCTTAAGGGCAACACCGAGCTGATTGGATTCGGAAGCGCGGCGTTCGTAGTCGTAGAGGCGAGCAACTGCAGCTGCTAGCCACTGAGGGCGTTCAAGTTCGGCATCCAGTTGCATTAACTGGCGAGCGCGTTGGATGTAAGTCTCGGCTGTACGTTCGGCGACACCCCACTGCTCCGCCGCGTATCGCAGGATTTGGGTACGGCTATAGGCACGAAGAAGCAGGTCGTAGACGGCGTTGACCCGCTCATCAATTTCTACGTTAGTGCTCTTCTTTGCCATGGCCTGAGTTTAACCGGAGGCCGGCATGAAGAGGGTGCCGTCTGAGGCGAGCACGTTGAGGCGCAGTTCAGCGTCTTGTGCATCAAAGGCCCAGATGGTGCCCATGCGCGGGAGGGTTTCGGGCTCGATGGTGAAGAGGAAGAGATAGTGGCCTTCGGTGTTGTCTTGTGAGGCGGAGGGGATGTAGAGGCCGGTAAGGCGGAAGGTGGCGAGGAGCTGGCGAGCGATGTATTCAGCTTCGGTAAAGGTGGAGTCGTCATTGAAGACGAGACCGAAGGGTTCACCGGTGTAGGGGTATTCAGCGACGACGGACCAAGGCTCCATGGTGCCAAGGCTGAGTGGTTTAGGTTGCCGCGAGGGGAATGATGGTAATGAGGGCACCGGGACGTTCTTCTGGGGTGGTGTAGCGCTTGTGGGCGGATAGTTGAACCACTTGAGAATCGTCGTGAAGAAGAGTGCCAGTGAGGGCATCAAGCACGGCACGGGAGAGCTTGTCG